ACATGGTCGAAACCAATGAAACGAGAATGGGGGAACGAAAACACTTTAGTTCGTGTATTAACCATTGCTATCTCCTTATTTAATTAAGCAAGATTGTTGTCTATCGACCGGACAATTCCGCATCGACACTATTATATATACCACAAAACATCTTAAGAGTCAAGAAAAATTTAACAGAGGAACATAAAATTTAATCTATTTCGAACCTATGTTATATTTTGGACAGAGTTCCCATTGATTCTTATCTTTATGGGATATGATTTTAACTTGACGTAATGGAGCTTGTTCGGCCATCATATTTTTATTAATAACAGATATCAATCCCCAATCGCACAATAGTTGTGCAATGGTATTTCTTCTAAAGATATCGTTGTCTTCTAAATTAGATTTTTTACCGTCAAGTAAAAACAATTCTTTGAAATGGACAATGAAGTATCGGCCTTGTTTGTGTAATATGTGACAGGATTGGAAAAGTTTATTTTCTTTCCTAGAGGCAACGCCCATACGTGTCAATGTTTCACGAACCTTTAAAAAATCATCAGGTTCATTTAAGACAATTTCCAACATTTCTGCTGGAGACCACAATTTATTTTCTTCCACCCTTATTAATCCTTATTCTTAAGTGTTGTATATTTTGGGTGGTAAGTAAGGATAAAACTTGTTTTGCCTTTTCATTGCTGTAACCATAATACTCTTTTACCACTTCCAAATCATCAACGATTTCAGGTTTCAACCATTTTGAAAATCGTTTTCTTTTTCTTACAATATTTATAAGAAAATCGAATTGAAGTTTATTATCGAGCATGTATTGACTGTTCATAGCATTTGCAACAGCAACGGTGTCTTGAAAATAAGATAAAGATCTATTAACCATATAGGGCTGATATGCGGATTCTGTTTCATCATCCACAATCATATTTTTTTTAGTGTAAGTTATTGCAGTTACATAATCAAAGGGATTCATTAACACCACCCATTATCGTAATCTATTTTATATACTTTTTTTATTTTTTCTTCTAGATCATCTGTAAGTTCCAGTGATAAAGATTTTATACTTTTATTTTTGTGTAAATCAACTACCGGATACTTTTTCATTTTTTTCATGTTATAATTACATATTTCTTTTATATGTAACAACGCATCATTGATATTATTAATATCGTATATATGATCATACTTGTTCGGATCATTACCATAGAAGTATGTTTGTGGAAGCAAATGAACATTCATTAACACCCCACGTTCCATTGCTGAAACAGCCCTATCTAAAGAAGAAAATCCTGTTGCAGGATAATCTCTATTAGTAAGTTTGACAATTTTTTGTGTCTGCAAATAATCAATTGCAGATAAGAACCTTTTTACTGGATCACGTTTAATGACAAATCTTATACTATTTTTTCGGAATGGAATATCCATAATATCACCATGGGCCCACCACTCATAATCTCGCCAGTTCTGAGGACCACCTTTAACATGAGTATATTTTAACCCGCCGGGGTGGTCTTTAAAACGAGAATTTCCTAACATAATAAGATGAAACTGCATCGTACTCTGCCAACCACATTTCGGTGCAATTCTCAAATCTACTAAGTTAGGAAAATATAATATATTATCTTGGCTCATTATTTAAAATCTACGTTCGCCATAATTTCAGTCATACAAGCAACCACGTTCAATTCATGATCAGCAACAAAAGCTGCCTTATACTGATAGTCTGCAAGAATCAACACTAGTTGTGGAATAGAAGACGATTCAACAACGTCAAACATGTGATCGTATATGTTCCTAAAAATTGTAGAAGTGTCAACGTCTACATTATTAGCAACCCAAGTTCTCATAGACTTAAAGTTTTTATCTTTCAGAGACTTAAATAAGACATCATAATTATCACTAGTTACGACAACATTAGTACTGACACCACCAATTGATATTCTCTGCAGTTCATTAATAACCCGCCGCCAGTCTGGAGCGAACCGCATTATCAGATCTATCAAATCCTGTTTTGATATAAAATCTATAGATTCATTATCAAGAATTGTTAATGCTCTAGTAAAGAAATCAGCACAAAGTTGTTGCATGTCTTTCTTTGTTGTATTAAATTCATAAACACTGCAACGGGAATGTAACGGTTCAATGATTCGATTCTTAAAATTACATGTGAAGATAAAACGACAGTTGTCGGAAAATTCTTCAATGAAATTTCTAAGAGCGGGTTGTGTTGAACGTGGATTCAAGTAATCAGCTTCATCAAGAATGACAACCTTTGTTCCACCCTGCAACGAAACTGACGAAGCAAACCTTGTAATTTTGCCACGAAGAGTCTCGATATTACCCTCATCAGAACCATTGACCATTATATAATCAAGTCCTAATTCGTTACAAAGGGATTTAGCTACAGTAGTTTTACCCAGACCAGCAGTTCCGGTGAACAGCATGTTAGGTAGTTCGCCTTTGTCTATGAGTTTTTGAAATGTTTCTTTAAGATGTTTTGGTAATATTGTATCAGATATTTTAGTCGGTCGATACTTTTCGACCCAGAGAAATTCTTCTCTCATTCACATGCCTCATTATATAAAATTGGAGCGGGGTGACTGAACCGCCCAGTCCACGATGAGAGGAACTCATCGTCTGTTCTAATCACACCCCCGCAAAAACTTAGGATTCAGATTCGTTAGAGTTAGAATCTTGAGTCTCAACCATTTGAATCAGTTCGATACACTGATCTCTAAGTTGACCAATGGTAGCAAGTTCTTCACCTCGAAAACCACCACGGCCAGCAACTGTGTCAATTACAGCAACTGTACTTCTCGTTACTCTATTAACCAGATCAATAAACAATTCATTATCTTCCATAATTATACTCCAAAAGTACTAGTTTTTTCAAGTGCAACCCAGTATTGAATACTGGTTTCTTTATTCACAAAATGTGAAATAAGTTTAGATGATATATTAACATCATAATCACCGTCAACCATCTTCAGATTAGAAATGTTGAAAATAAAATTGAAGTTACTACCTTCTGGAAATTTACCATCAACATCAATTGAAAACGCATTAGATGTATTATCGTTATTATCTATAACATTTAAACTCATAACATTATTAGCAATAGATACAGAAACTTCATTATGACCCAATACTGAAGCCGCACGTTTAATTTTCATAAGAGTCGTTCGATCAAGAGAGAAACTTACTTCTGACTCAGGCATAATAACATCTTCTTTAGGCGTTGTTAAAATGTCCGTATCTGCATAGTGATATTTAATTCTAGATCTGCCACTACCATCAGAAACCACAACGTAATTATCTTCGAACTTAAGTCTGGGAGAATCTAAAAGAGTCAACGTACTTAGAAACTCATTGAGATCGTAAATACCAAACCTTTTGGGAAAGGAAACATCTAGATCAGATGCACTAAGTACATTTCTAGCTTCAGACATAGTTTTAATTACATTACTTTCATTAAACACAATGTTAGAATTGATAGAGGCAAAGTTTTAAAAACTTCTAGAGTTTTATCAGTTAGTTCCATAATATATTCCTTGCATTTTACTGCGGGTTAATTTACACTTATTATACACTTTTCTGCGGGTAAAGTCAAGCAACCTTTGAAAAGTTTTTGTGCTTGATAAACTCAATCTTACGATCAAATTTATTATCAAGAAGTTCACCTTTGTGTGAAATGATAAACACATTGGTCTCATTGTCTATTGTGTCAAGAATCTTGAGTAGATTCTCAACCCCATCCGCATCGAGAGAACTGTCGAAAGTCTCATCAAGAATCAGTAGGTTGGTGGCGATACTGTTCTTCATCTTAGCAATCTGCCTCCAAGTAAACAGAAGTGCTAAGTCGATGCGTTGTTTTTCACCCTCGGAGAAACTGTCATAAGAGAACGCATCACGATGTCGCGAGCGAATTGTTTCTTTGAATGCTTCGTCTAGGTCAAAGTGGACATAAAAGTCCAACACTTGAAGATACTGGTTTGTCAACTGATTTATTACAGGCAGATATTGCTTGATGATCTTAGTCTTAATGCCAGTATCTTTAAGGAGTTCAGTGATTACATTGTTGTATTCACGTTGTTCTGCTAGTTCTAGGCGCTCTTCGGTAAGAGCGTTTTTTTTACTTTCTTCACTTGAGAGAGTATCTCGTGCTTCGGACAGGCTATGTACACCTGTTTCGAGCTCGGATAACTCACTCTGTAAAGAATCAATTCTTCTTTGTGTCCATGTGATTTTTTCACGGACGGTTTTAACACCATCCAGTTTATTATTTTCGACATCGATATGTTCTTTAAGAATATTTTTTTCATGTTCTAACTCTTCGATTTTTGACTCGGCATCGTTTCTCGCTTGTTCCAGTTCATCCCGCTTGTGCTTGGCGTTCTGTATCTTATCCAATCTGAAGGAGGTTTCGATAGTTTGTTGACAGGTGGGGCAGTCTTCGTTGTCTTCATAAAACTTAATCTCTTTGTTTGATGCTTTCTGCTTAGAGTTAAACTGAAAGACATACTTACCAATTTCATTGATTTTTTTATCGAGACTTTGTTGTCGTTGTTGTAGATCTAATAACAAAGTATCTTCCCATTCTGTTACTTGGGTGTTAAGGCGGGCCAACTCTGATTGTTCTTCAGCAATTTGATCTAGTTTTTCTTGCTTGGCAGTCTCAGAGATTTTTGTTAACTCACATAGATGTCGCTTTTGTGAGTCTATTCTAGTCTGTACTAATTGTAACTCATGGCTGTTACCAGATATAGCTTCTTTAAGCATAGAAGTTTTTTCTTTTAAAATGGTATTCATTTTAGAAAACACATTAATATCAAGAAGATCTTCGATAACTTCTCGCCTCGTGGATGCAGGAAGTTGCATAAAAGGAATAAAACTGCTACTTCCTAACACCACGATTTGATGAAAAGTTTTGTGATTTAGTTTGAGTATATTCTGTTCTAGAATTTTTTGATATTCTTTGGCATGAGAGTCTTGATTGATCATGGTATCACCTTGCCAGATCTGAAACACTGACGGTTTTAAACCACGAACAACTTTATAACGTGCACCGGCGACGGTAAACTCAACTTCAACAACAGTTCCTTTGTTGTTGACACTATTAATCAATTGTATTTTATTGATATTACGATGTGCCTTTCCAAAGAGGGAAAAAGAAAGAGCATCAAGCATAGTGGATTTACCCGAACCATTTTGACCTACAATGAGAGAGGTTGCGGTCTCTTCTAAATTAAGGTTCGTAAAATTGTCGCCGGTGCTTAAAAAGTTTTTATATTTTAACGTATGAAATGTTATCATGCTATCTCTAGTGATTGCGCCTCAATCATTAATTCACGTACTTGTGTCTTAATTCGTTCTTTGTTTAGATCTGTATCTACCGCATCGATATAAGTATACAACAAATCGTCCGTAGAGTCAAGGTTTATTTTATCATCATCAACCTGTTTGCCTGCAAAATCTTGAAAATTTTCGGCAATCTGAAGACCATGGATCTTCTTCATGTTAATTCTGTCGATAAACTTCTCAAACTCTTGAGGTTTAGTTTTATTAATTACTATAACTTTAATAAAC